GTTGTGCTTGTAAACGATGCTCCTCTTCTTACAATTGGCAAATAAGATGTATCAGGTGCGGTCCCATTTGCATTAGCAGGACATAAGACAAAAAGCGATATGACGCCATAAGAAGATGGCGTCCCGTGAAAGTTGTATCCTAAAGACCTAGCATGTTTTCGAATGTTATCAAACTCTATAGATGTATCTAAAAAAGATTCATTTACATTATAGTCTAAATAGTAAGATAATACATCTCCAACATACGCAACTGAATCTAAGACCATGGTTCCAAATGAAGGAGTAGTAAAGTCTTTATAGTTATCCGGATAATACCTTTGTGCATGATCGACCAAATCCTGTTTTATGGAATCAAAATCTCTACTGGTATATTTTATATTTACATTTTTTTTCTTTGGCATTTCTTAATTCCCCAATATCCAAAATAAATAGATCTAATAATCAAATGTCAGTTAAACTAACCGAAAAGTTAAAAGTTTCTCTAGTTTGGCTGGTTGAAATTCTATAATTTATTGCAATATTCAGTTCTTTCGAATCAGGGCTTGCGTTTATTTTAGTCTGTAGTACTTGAATGTAGGGGATATAAGTTTTTATTTGAAAATTAATTCTACTTCTTAATGTTGATATTAAATCTCCTGTTGGCATTTCAAAGATGACCCGCATCAGACCAACACCAAAATTTGGATCACTTACTATTTCTCCCGGATTTGTCAATAAAGTACTTTTTAAGTTATACTCAACTGTTTCTTTAAGGTCAGTCACGGAATTAAATCCAACATCATTGACGCCAATCTCTAATGGGAATTTTACTGTATAAATTTTATTCGACATAATTTTCTCTCCTAATCTTATTTCTCATCTTTTGGTTTTACAAGGTCAAACATTTTAACATATTTGTTTCCAAAAGCCCATCCTATAAACGGATTTTCCAACATCCTATTCCATTTTGAAAACCATGGAATCTCTTTAGACATAACAACGTGATCTAAAGTAGAGTCTAATTTTTTATTTTTATCCTTAACAACAGCATCCTCTCGCATATCTTCATCTTCCGGATCGATATCATCTCTTTTATAGGCAGCTATAAACATCTTTTTCAACTCTTTTTTGGAATCATTAAAGACTCTGCCCATATTGTTAGCATTTATGTCGGTTTCGTCCGAATCTTCTCTCTCGTCACCTTCTAATCCTATAGCATTTAAAAAATTAGTATAAGAATAAATTGACATTAATGACGGAATCTTCTTTATATTGGCGGCTTTTTCAAACAACAACTTAAACTCTTTTGATTGAAAAAGCCCATCAACATAACAAGCAATGTCTTGATTAAAGTTATCATCTGGTAAATTTAAATAATAAGACATTGATTCATCCGGAAGATCTTGCTCAAAGGAGCAAACTGGAAATATATTTTTGCTTGACTTAAACTCTGTTTTTGGAATAAAGTCTTCCATGATTTCCATAACTTTTTCAAACTCGTCTCCGCCTACGCCGGCAACCGCCAATGCTGCTCCTAGGGCCGGAACGGCAGCAGTCAAGAGCAGCATGGCTTCATCAGAATTTTCTTTGGCTATCTCGAAAGCATTGGCGATGGCTTCTGGTTTTGCATCTACGAGGGCTTCTTTGAAAATAAAAGATTTGTTTTTTCTTGCCATTTTCAAATTTATAGTGCTTGAATTGACATTAACAAAACCCTCCGGAGGGACAAAGCACAGACGAACTCCAAACTTGATTCCAACTGAGCCGACTATTGTATCTGTTACTATTCTTGCATTGCCGAAGTATTCTGATATCGGTTTTGTTTCATCGATTGATTTTCTTTTTGATTTTAAAAAGGCCATAAATTTTTTAGGATTAATAACTCCTTTCAACAATGCGTCTCGGCTATTTAGTGGGCTTCCTTCTTTGTCTGTTACTCTGACATATTTTTCAAAAAAGAAGCTGCCGTTTGCCTTCATTTTATCAAGCTCCTCTGTTGTGGTGGAAATACCATCAATTGGATTTTGCTTGGAAGGATCATATACACAGCCTCTTATATTTTCAAAAGACTCGCTCACAACTCCAAGAGTTGGAGTGTTTTTAAATATGTTTGAAGCGCCGAAGAAATATCTATTAACATCTTTTACGTATGGTTCGACAGATTCAGAAAACACAGGAGCATAATAATCAATTTGTTCTTTGATTAAAAACTTTAAAATTTGTTTGCAATCCTCCTCAACCGAGTGAATAGAATGAATTTTACTAGCAAAATTAGCATCTTTTAAATCCAGTTTTTTAAAATTGACATTTATCCTTTTATCACCAATGAAACCGGTTTGGTGTTCAACTTTACCAAGTGGACTTGGAATAACCTCTTCCGCCCATTCAGCCTTAGTAAGACTGAGCCATCTCCAATAATCTTTTCCAAATGCTATTAGCAGGGAGCCACGAACTATATCATCTCCAAACATTTTTTTAGATTCATGAATTTCTTGTTTTTCTTTTATAAGATCTAGGTCTTCTTTTTTTCTTTCTAAGTCTTTTTGAAATTTTTTACTTTCACCTAACTCACTATTTGCAATGGCATTTTCGTGTTTTTTAATAGTCTCTTCTAAGACTTCTCTATCTATTGCCAAAGATTCTGAAAGTCTCGGGGCTGACAACTTCCATGTTTGTTCTTTATGTAAGAACGGCAACACTACACCAGTATCAGAAACAAAATTATCCTGTGTTGCTCTTATTTTAATAAGATTTAAATTATATTTTGATAACTCAGCCTCTAAATCAATTAGTTTCTGTGGTAATGGTCCTTTTTCTTTCGCTTCTTTGATTTTTTCTATATAAGCTTCATATTTTCTATCAAAAGATTGGACGACTTGTTCTAAAAATAATAACCAATAAACATAGCCAGAATAAACAGAGGATCTTGAGGATGTTTGAGAAATAAATCCACTATTCATTACCTCTAAAACAAATTGCACCATTGAATCATCATAATTTTTATTATTCAACTCAATATTCGAAATTATAGGCATCGCCCTAATAAAGAAGTCTGATAAATAAACTCTTATAGTGGCAATTATTATTCCCTCTATCGATCCAAATTTAGTAGGGGCGGCTATTTTATCAAACGGGACTCCAGGTAATTCATCCGGAGAAATTTCAAGTCTTGGGTCAGCATCTAACGAGTTCATTGTTTTTTCCATTGCCTCGACGATGGTGGGTACATGAAGAAAGGTCACCGGATCTCCTTTTTTATCAGAGTTTGGAACAAAAACTTTTGCTAATTTTCTCCATCCCTGGTGTTTTTGTGGTTCTATAAAATATTTTGGCTTTTTATAAGAACCACCATGTTCAGCCGGATCTAAGAAAATAACTCTAGGATTGTTAGTGGCGCTTTTGCCCAAAACTCCTTGCTCTTCGTCATATTTGTATTCTTCCCCGTCTGGTCCTACATATTCTATGTCATTTTTAGTAATTTCTTCGATTGGGCTAGAATAAATAAAGCCCCATGATGGCTCGTCTTCTTCTCTTGTTATACATTTTTTTGTTAATTTATCGAACATGGTATTATTAACACTTTTAATAAATTTAGTAGCATGAGAATCGGACAAGTTGACTTCTAAACCATGCCACAAACTTTTAAAATATTCTTTCAAAGCATCTTTGTCGGTTTCCGGAAATTGTAGGACATTAAAAGAATTGGATGCAAGAGGGGAATCAACAAGTATTTTATGATTATAATCACCGGCGTTTTCCACATAAATAACAGTAGATTCAAAAAGGTTATCTCCATCTAAATCGTTGCTATAAGTCATTGCTGTTGAGCCGCCAACAGGCAAAAACATAGTACTATTCAAATAATTAAACATTTGAATTCCAACTGTTTCCGGTAAATCCCCAGGATCAGGCAAAAAGAATCTCAAAATGGCACTATCACTAACTGCATTGTGATAATTAAGAGTAAATCCTTTCTTGTCTGCCAAAATTAAACTCAAAATGCCCGGGGAATCCACTAACCTTTCAAAGAAGTTCCATTCAATCGTGTCATCAATAAAAGCAGCTTGCAATCTTTTAAACATAGAGTTCGCAGCAGCATTCACAATACCCCTTACAGGAGTTCCATCAGTGGTTATTAATGCTTCGGGGTTTTCACATGTATCGCTCGATAATGCTCTATCTAAAGCATTTTGCAATAATTTATCTGATCCATTCGCAAAGATCTCTAACATGTCATCTAAATCAGATTTTATTCTTTCGTTTTGTTTGTTTACAAATTCTTTCGCTCGTTCCGGATCCATACCAGATTCAGCAAAAGCTCTTTCTCTTTCTTTCATCCATAAATTATATTGGTCGTTAGTTAAACAAATTGTCTCTTCTAACGGTGTTTTATATCCATCAGGAGAAATTGATTTTTGTAAGAAGTCTCTTTGATCAGGTGTTAGTTTGTTACCCATACTCATAAAAAATTTCATTACTTTTTCAACAGTGTCCAAAGAGTCAGAGAATTCTGGTACTATATGTGGCAGTGTATTTGCCATATTCCGAAAATATTCCATGTTTTGTTCTTCTGCGGGAAGTGTTATTGCTCTGATTATTTCGTTCTTTGTTGAAGAAACTGAGATTGCTTTTGTTAATTCTAAAAACGGCATAGATTTTTTATTAATATTAATTCCGCCTTGAATTGAACCTGGCCGTGGTATATCGTAATTCGAATTTTTGAAATTAGATTGATGCGAAGTTTCTGGAAACCCAGAGTCACCGGGATTAAATTTCTTTTTAGAATTATTATCGATTATACCAGTTGATTCAGCTATTGCGGTAGCTACTGAGTCTGAAGGGGCGCCCATTTTGTAATTTGGAACGTCTATGTTAACGGCGTCGGCTAAAATGTCACCCAAGTCTCCTCTTCCTGTTAGTAAATTGGCAACTGGATTGTCGTTATTTAATTGTAAGCCTTGGCAAACCAAATCTCCAATTGTTGGAAGTTCTATTTGAACTTTCGCTGCTAAATGGGCTATTAAAGCCTGTATAGCTTGTTTTATTGTTAGTTTGAGGGCTATAATAAAGGCTTTTCCTAATTCTTTTAGCCAATCCCATCCAACAAAATTAGGTAATTCATTAATTTTAGGGAGGCCGCTCCAATTAAACTCTTTACCACATGGATCAAACGTCAAGCTATTTAAAAAACTATCCATCGGCGGAGTAATAAAATGTGTTGTTGGAAAGTCACTCACTCCCAAAAATTTTGTTAAAAGGCCAACACCCGGCAATTCTTGAATTGCTGCCATTATGTCTTTAATTTCAGCGTATTTCATGATAGCCTTTTGATAAATTTCAAAAATCTCCGTCTCTTGCAAAGCAACTTTTGATTCCTTTAATAATTTCATGGCAAAAGCTTCTTCTTGTTCCGGGGGTTTCTGTGAGGAGCTTGTGTCATCAGAAGACGAAGTAACATCTGGTAAATCTGCCAAATAGTCTCCTATAGAAGATTGTTGTTGATTTATTTTCTCTTGGTATTCGCGTGTCCATGGGTCTGGTGTGCCGGCTAAAAAATCGGCCACTTCTTTTTGAATTAGATCTTGTATGTTAGGAGGTAATCCTTGTAATAAAATTTCTAGCCCTTCTGCTGTTATGTTACTTAATGTCGATTTTATTATTGCCAAAAGGGCTGTTTCTATTTCAACATTACCTACGATACACAACATAATGGTAGAAGCCATTTCTTTCAACTTGCAGGGATCCATCTTACGCCAGATTTCTTTTAAATACTCTTCTCCATCTTGCGCTAGATTGTATAAAGCGTCTGCCAAGCAGAAAGGTTTTTTAGTTTTTTTCTTTTTTCTATCTTTTGCAAATTTAAAAGAAATTTCGCCCAATCTAAAATCATAATCATTGAGCCCTTGAGGTAATTCATTTAATTTGTTTAAATTTGTTTTATTTGACTGGTTAAGATTATAAATAAAAGCATCTGTAAAACTTATCAAACCATCAAAGATGAAATCATCCAAGCCTGATAAATGTTGACTTAGTGGAGGGAAGCCTGTATTAAACATTGAGCTTTTGTTGCTTAACATCTCTACTTTAGGAAAAACAAACTCTTTTGAAAAATCTTCCCAAGATGGGGTTTTTCTAGCTTTTAATTTTAAACTAATGTATTTTATTCTAGATACGAAAGCAATCAAAGTTGGATCTTTATTAAATCGCTTCTTAAAATAATTCATCCCTTTTTTTAATTTTTTTGCTTTTTGAAATCTCTTTTTTGCTTTTATGTTGTTTATTTTGTATGTGCCATCTAATTCAGAAAAACTAAAATTAAATTCTAACTCATATGGAGTTCTATTTAAATCGTCTATATTCCAAGAAAAATTATTTTTTTCCAAAAGCTTTTCGAATTCACTTAAAAAATTATCAATTCTTTTTGGATAAAATTTTAAA